TAACAGCACTTAAATCGCTATACTCTTCGTCTGGCTCGTTTTCATAATCGCCGCCTGCTTCTTCAACTTCGTCGTCTACTTCATTAGTAGGCAATCCTGCAAGTCTAGCAAGTTCCATCTGACTGTCCATGTCTTTGCCTTTAACTTTAACAGTGTAAGTGCCTTCACTGGACATATCTTCAGTTTCTGCTTCTTCATCATCCATTGGATCTTCAATATCAGCTGCTAACTCATCTTCTTCGTCATCCATTTCAGCAGCATATGATTCATCTTCGCTCATATAATCTTCAATGTATTCTTGCGCTGTTTGCATTACCATATCAAACTTATCACTGCCGCCGTCTTGATCGGTCATAGCATCTGCCATTTCTCCAGCAGCATCTTCTACATTACCTTGCTTTATTAGCATGCCTACTTTGGCAGCGTCGGGCTGGCCAAAGTATCTTAACTCTGCCTCCACATCATCTACAAACTTAGCAATCATTGACGCAAGTTTAGGATCAGCGGCTTCCTCAATCTCTTCCATTTCTGGTTCGTCTTTTGGCTCACCCATAATGCTCGACAAGCGTTCCATATCCATACGCGGCGAAAGCATTTTAGCCCCTACTGGTTCTGCACCACCCAGTCCTGCATTTTTCATCATGTCTAGTAGATCTGCAACGTGTTCTTTACCACTTGCGTTCATACTAACATTTACTGTTACCGGATTGCCTTTGTCCATTTCTGGTGCTGGCATTGCAGCAGGCATCTCTGTCATTCCACATTCTTCGATGTGATCCATTGATTCAATTAATTTCTTCATATCCATAATTTCAGCCTCCTACAACTGCTTTTGTATTTTCTGTGTCACCAATGTCTGTTGACTCTCCAACTGGAGCGCCTTCAGCACCACTGTGTTCATTTTCTTTACGCACAGTTTCTAGTTCTTTTAAAAGACTCATTATTCTGTTTCCAGAAACATTGTCTTGCGCACTTTCTCCACCCATGTCTTCTTTAGTTAACATAGCTTCGTATGGTGCATCGTCTTTGGTTTCTTGATATTCTTCTCTAGGATCGCCTAAATTACGCACAATCACATATGCTTGATCAATATTACAACAGTTGCCAATGTACGCTTGTAATACTTGTGGCGTAGTTGGATATTCAATACCTAGTTCAAAATAGGTAACTTCCATATTCTGTAGTTGTGGAAAGTCTAGTGGTCGTTCTTGTATTGGTGTTTTCTTACCTGAAGTTAGGTTGCTAGCACCATACTTTTTAAGTATTGTTTCTAGTGTGTCTTCAAATCCTTCTGGTAAAGGCCCTGCAACACCAATTTTAAATTCGTAAGTCTTTTTAGACTCTGTTAGTACTGTTGTAAATGATCTCATCGCGCAATGATCCCCGTTCTATATGTATTATTTATCTTTATCCATACCTTTGAGCTTTTCTAAAAGGCTATTTCTATCAGTAACAACATAGCCTGCTCCATTAACAATGTCGCCATCGCCAGGTCCTTTGCCGTCGTTGTCCTGTTTTTGCTTTTTAAGTTGTAGTTCAACTACTTTTAATTTATTATTAAGTTTAGCTACTTTAGCATCTAAACTAGTTTTAAGCAAGCCGCCAGCAGTTTCAAATACTCTGCCGCTGTAACGACTTTCTACATTCATACCTAAATCCATTAGATCATCGTATGCTTGCATTGCTTTATCAGCAATTTCATTAAGCTCGTCGTCTGCCATTTTGCCTAAGCCTTTTATGGCAGGTAATGCACTAGCAATTTTATCAAACTCTTCAATGTCACGGAATGTTTCAACTACATTTGCCATTTCATGTTTTGTTTGTTCTGCTTCTTGAACTTCTGCTTGTTTTATAATTTCTTTTGAATCAGGTAAATTTAGCAGGTCTTCTAATTTTTTAGTCATTTAAACTTTCCATTATATGCTACTATTATTTAGCTAAAATTATATCCAAATGTATTAATATCTTTTTCAAATTTAGTTTGTACTATTTTCCTAGTGTTATCATTATAATACTCTTGGTAATTTTTATTTCTACTAGATGCGTTTATAACTGGTAAGTCTTTGTTAATATTAAATTTTTTAGCTATTACTTTTATTTCTTCATTAATATTTTCTAACTTTATAATATAATCTATGCCCACTGTCCTATGGTATTGATCCTTTAACATTGTAGTTTCTATAAAGTATTCAAACCCTCTTTCAAAATCATTTAATACCTGCTGGTTATATTCTAAACTAAACTTGCCCTTATTTTTAGGATGTTTAATTCTACGTAACGCTCTATCTCGACTAAAGAAGTACCAACTAACACACCAATCCCAAGGATTTCTTACTACTGCAAAACTAAAGTCAAATTTTCCGTATTTGGATTCAATAGCAGTTAGTGTGTGGTGCTTTGTGCCTTTTGTTACACAGCTATCTGTATTATCTAGTAACCATTGCTGTATGCTGCTGCCGCCGGTTTTAGGTATATGTATAAAGACACTATTATAATCTTTAATAATTACTGCCATTTATCTTTTGCGTCCAGTATGAAATATATCGTCTTCGGTTACTATACGGAATATAATTCCTTTTTGTTTACACCATGCTCTTGCAGCTTCCCACTTGGCTTGATTAACTACATAATGTGCTTGATTGTGTTTGCTATTACCAAGGCGTTCTCGCATTGCTTGATTAGCAGGTTTAACTTCAATTAGTTCTACACGCTTTTTAGTACTTTTGTCTGCATAGGAAATAAAGAAGTCAGGAACATATACAGTTTGTTTGCCAGTTAATGGATTGCGGTAGGGTATACGTACTGCTTCACTTGCCCAGTTTTCAATTGCAGGATGCTCGTCGCAGAACTTCATAAAAGTAAATTCCCATCCTGAGCGGTATGTAGGAACTTTATTACCTATGTACTTTTGCGGATTTTTTAGATTAAATTTACCCTGCGCAAATCTAGACATATCATATTACAACGTTTCTTTGATCAAATAACTGAGACTGTGCATCTTGTTCTCTAAAGCCTAGTACACTAGTCTTTTCTCTATTGAAGTTAAGTATTTGTGCGACGATAAGACTTAGCTGTACATCTGTAACACCTTTAAGCGTATCTAATAACTGTTGTACATTTAATTCATCAATTTTTGCTTGCTGTAATAACACACTAGCAGTATTGATTGCACTAACTTCTCCGAATCCTCTTTTTAGAAAATATCCGATTACTGCATCTACTTCACTTGGATTGTAACTAACTTCCAAGTTATAAAAATTATTAAAAAATTCTGTAGTAATATTTTTATTTTCCATGATTTAATATCCTAAATCTGTAAGTGCATTTGATGCAATTTGTGTTAAATTTTGGTCGCCGTTTGCAATTTTACTTGCTATTTGTGCATTGTATGCTGCTTTTTGTGAAGCTGTTGAATTATTGTAAATATTAATATCTACATTAGGCAAAGCTCCGCTATTAATTAATGATGGAGTAATCTGATTTGCAATAGCCGGCGATAATAACAATGTATTAATTTGATTGCTAGAAAGCGATGCAGAATTAGTAGACGAAGATGTCGACGATTGCTGTTGATTTTGAGGATCAGGAACAGGTAATTTGTTTTGTGACAATACATTAGATACTACTCCTCCTATTACTCCAGTTGCAACTTGTTTTAAAATATTTTTGCTAGGACTATTACTATTTCCAAATGCTTTATTTAACAATGCTGAAGTACCTAAGCCTAGTAATGTAGGAAGCAGCCCTTTGCCTCCATCGTTACCTGAGATCATTGCATTATCTAAGTAGCCGAGCGGACTAGGAGTTACATCATATCCTATCGATGCATCTGCAAACCCTGCTGGCGTATCTCCTGCAACCGAACCGTTAGTATATTGTACAGCTTCGTATGCAACTGTAATTGTATTTTCATTAAAGTCTGTGCCGCCGCTTTCAACACTACCGTGATCCCATGCTGTAAGTAATGGATTAACTAAAGTGTATGCAACCCATTCTCTACGTGCTAGTTGGTATATAGTAATACTTTTAAAAAATGGATTTGGTTTTCCATTGTTAAGTCCGTAATTTGGTACATCGCCAAAATATTTGTCGCGCGGCTGGTATGCAGTTTCAAGCCCGCCTGTAACTTTGTTAGCGTCCATAAAGTAATATCTATAATAATCTTCTAATAATGCTCTAGTAACTCCAGTATTATCGTCGTGGAATGCGATTCTACAGTCTTGATAATCAACTCTAGTTTGTACATTTTTTTTGCGATTATATTGTTGTTTGTTTTCTACACTTGCTCTAAAGCTAGGCAAGTCTGCTGACTTGACAAGTATGCCGATTTCTTTTTGGAATTTAGATGTATTTGTGTTGCTTCCGACGTCTTGGTGAGGATCAAACCTCACATGATACATGTACTTTGTTTTAGGAGCAAAAGCAAAATTATGTGCAGTATAAATTTGATTCGCATGACGGGCGTCACGCAAATGTGTTTCTGATTGAAGATTAAATAGGAATGCATCTTTTAGGCTCATACTAATATTTATCCTTATGTATTAACCTTGTATATAAAGAAAAGCGAAGATTGAATTAACAATCTCCGCTCTCTATAGAAAATACCAACTTCAACTAATAGTATTAGCCAGTAACAGTCGTGCCGCCAATTGCTGCCGCTGCTGCTCTTGTAACTGCTTCGCCGATGCCTTCGAACGACTCGTCTGATCCAAACTGGATAGCGTTGTCATAACGAATACTTAGTGTAGTTGTTACTGCTTCGTTAGTTGCATATGCTAGTGAATTGTAGTTTGCTGATTCTAAATAACAACCAACTAATTGGAAGCGGTCAATTACGTTTGCTCCATTAGCGCCGTTGCCACCATCTAGAATTTCGATTCTAGTTTGGAATTTGTAAGTACCACTTGATACTGCGCTCGACTGCTCGAAGAAATCGAACTGCTTTTGAAGTTGCTGTCCAACAACTTTTTGTACGTTGTTGTTTGCATCTTCGCGTAGTGTTAGCGTAATTGGTTCCCATGTGTGCTTACCTGCAAGATATGTTCTGCTGTTGTAAGCTTCAATTGTCATTTGTTCAAAACTAACGTTTGGACGAGTTACGTCTACTACTTGTCTTGAAACTTCTCTAGTACCATCTGGACCTCCAGTTGTACCAAAGCCGTCTAGTAATACTCTAAAGCGATACTGTAGTTTAGGCATCAATAATGATGAGTTACTTCCAGCACCTTCTGTAGGTACACTGATATTTTGTAATGTTGTAATTGGCATTTATATTCTCCTATACAGTATTTATGCTTAAATGAGTGAGGAACTTTCCCCACTCATTATATGCGCATATTAACCTAGTGCTGCAATTTCGCCTGTGTTCTTAATTCTTAATGGAATGTAGATAAACTCAATAGCTTTTACTGGCTCAATAGCAATGTCTAAGTATAGTTCATTACGATCGATTCTTGCCGGTGTGTTATTGGATTCATCACATACTGCAATAAAGTCATACAATGCACGTAGTGCTACTAGTTCTAGTAATAATGCATCTGCTGCTGCTTTGATTTGATCTCTTGTGATCTTATCATTTGGCTCAAACAAGTATGGCTTAGCCAACAACTCTAACTGTCCACGTAAGTATACAGTTAAACGTGCTACGTTAACACGATCCAATGCACTTGCGTTTCTTGCACGGGTCTTTTGTCCAAATACTACAAGTCCTGCACCACTAATGAATGTGATCGGATTAATTGCATTTGAATAAAGTGTATCACGCTGTCCAGTGTTTAATGCTACTGACTTAAATTCGCCTTCTGCATTAATGTAACCTGAACTTGTAGCATTACTTACACCACCGCGACGTGTTCCTGCTGGAGCAAACCAGGGGAAAGCAACTTGGTCGTTTAGTATAATAGTACGTAGTGCCATGTGTGAAGCCGGAACAACAATGTTATTTCCTGCGTTATCACTTGTAAAGCCTGCGCCATAATACATAGCCATGTACTCGTCGTAGCTAACTGCACCGTTGTCGTTATCTTCTAGTGCTAGTTTAATGTTAGTTGCCCATTCATTTAATGAAGTTGCATCTGGTGTTAAACGTAATGGTGTATCACCAACAACAAACCCAGTTAAGCGTCTGTCATAGTTTAGTGTGATCATTTCACCAATTAGCTCTGGATAACCTGGAGCAGCCATTAAGTTAAACTGACGACTTTCTTCGTCACGTATATCTTGGTTGCCGTTAACTAGTGCTTGTAGTGCTTGTACAACACTCTTACGCTGTGCATGACGACCAAAGCTACCTGAACCATCTTCTTGGTTACCTGAATCAGTAACCCAACGATGTGGATAGTAGTTTGCCATTGATGCGCCTGCATCAACTCCGCCTTGGCGAACGTTTTTAGCAGTTGTATCTACATAAGTACGCTCAAAACGCTTAACATTAAATCCGCTCTTACGTAAGTTCCATAGCAACATACCTTTTGGATATAATGATGGATCTGGAGCATCTGTGTCTACATAATCACTTACAAGCAATTCTGCAATAGTTGCACTAGGTGCATCTAATGGAACAAGTGTTCCGCCAGTGTCACCTTGACGTGCATCTGCAAATAGTACACCATTTTCTGTAGATTGATCTGCTTTATCAAGTAGTATCCAAGCCGGTGTAGTTAAGTCTGCATTCCAACGGTAAATTGCTGGATAGTTTTCAACGTCTGCTGTGCTTACCCAAATGTCACCGTTAACTAATGGATCTTTAGCAACATTAGTTTGTGTTGTTGGAGCAGTTGCACTTACAATAGGACCTTCTGCGTTAGTTCCAGTATATGGACTTGCAACACTACTTAATCCTGATGCGCCATCGTAGTTTAAACCAACAAAAGCTTCGCCATTGTGTACTAGAATGTCAACTTCGTCAACAACACTGTTGTACCATAATTGACCGTCTGTTGCTAGACTTAATGGAACTGTACCAGATGCTGTGTAAGTTAGTGGCTTCCAGTTAGATGCTACTAATCCAGTACTATTTGGTCCTACATACAAGTTTGCTGTATTTGCTGCACTAAATCCTGCTAGTGCTAAACCGCCATC